CGCCTCGGCCCCGATAAACGATCGCGCCTCGGTGGCGCGTATCGCGTCCGTCGACAGGCCGGCGCGACCAACCGCGACCGCGTCGACGAATAGCGAATAGAAGTGATCGACCTCGCGCTGCAGGTCAGTACGGACCCTGTCGGGCAGCGGCTCGAACGGGTTGCCGTCGACCTTGTGCGCGCCGGCGAATATCAGCGTCGGCGTGATTCCCTTCTTATCGAGCGAGCGCGAATAGTCGGCGTGCAACAGCACTACGCCGATCGAGCCCGATACGCCGGTCGAGCTGGTGACGATGTGCGTTGCGCCCGACGCGATGGCATAGGCAGCACTGGCCGCCATGCCGTTGATGACGGCGACAACCGGCTTTTGCGCACGCGCGGCGCGCACCGCGTCGGCGACCTCGAACGCGCCGACAGCCTCGCCGCCGGGCGACTCGATATCGAGAATGATTGCATGCGTGCGCGGATCGGCAGCGGCGACCGCAAGCGCCTCCTTGATGCCCTCATAGGAGACCGCGCCGGAATAAGACCCGACCCAGGCGCCGCGATTGATGAGCGAGCCGACAATGTCAATCATCGCCACGCCGGCATATCGGCGATATGGCAACGCGCGCTGCTTGCCGGTCTGCGGATCGATATCAACCTTGCTGCCAGGAAAGCGCGAGCTTTCAGGCGCCGGCGCCGGCCCGCGCATGACGACGCGCGCGGCCTCCGGCATGTCATCGATGCGCCGCTGCGCTTCCTCGCGCCAGGTCGCCACGTCGACCGGATAGCGGCCCTCGATAATGCCGAGGATGAGCGGCGCCTTGTCGGGATGGATCAGCAGCGGGCGATTAAGCACACGCTCGGCGATGCGCAGCAACGTCGTCATGCGGTTTCGTCCTCATAGTCAGAACCGCCGCTATCATCGGCACGCTGGTCGGTGGCCGACGCATCGGGCGGCGTGGCGCCTGGCGCGGGCGGCGCCGCCGTGAGGCCGGCTTCGTCCATCAAAGCCTTTTCCTTGCCGAGCTGCGCGACCTTGTCCTCGAACTCGCCGCCGGTGCGTTCGAGGCAAACCTGTTGTCGCGTCTTAACGCCGGTCTCGATATCGAGCTTGTCGGCCTCTGCCTCTTTCTTCGGGTCGACGCTGACTCGGTTCGGCCCGATCCAGAACGCGCGGCAATAGGCTTGACGAATGACCGGGTCATCAAAAAAACCGGGCGCGTCGATGCGTCCGATGGCGACGGCCTCGGTCAAGAACCACTCGTAGACAACCTGGCACATCGCCTGCGCCAGCCAGCAGCGCCGGCGGCGGAAGAATTGCCACGCCATTTCGAGCGCGGCGCGCGACGCCGAATAGCTCGCCGTGAAATGCTTGACGAGCAGCTCGAACGGCAGCTCTAGCGCAACGCCGACCTGCCGCAGGAACGCTTGCACGAAGGGGTCGAAATTGGAATTCGGCCGCGTCGGGTTGACGAGGTTTGCTTTCTCGCCAGGACCGAGCGAGATCACGGCGCCATTGCCGAGCTTCACCTCATTATCGTCAAGCGAGGAGTCATGCTCGCCGATCGGCGGATTAGCGTCGTCATCGGTCGGCGTCTCGACAAACACGGTCATCATGGCCGAGATCACGGCCGCGCTGACTTCGGCGTCAGAGTAGTCGCCGAGCTGTTTCATATGCTCGATGACCGGCGCCAGATAAGGCACGCCGCGCGTCAACTCGGGACGCAGCCGGTCATAGAGATGCAACACGACTTGTTCGCCGGCGTCGGTGCGCGCCGGAATCGTGCTCCATTTCATTGCCGTCGGCAGATATTCGCCCGGATGCCGATCGCTGATCGAGTAGGACACGTGAACGCCGTCCGCGTTCACTTCCACGCCGCCGACGCGCAGGTTGCCGTTTGCGAGCCTGATTGAGAGATTCGAGAGCCCCGGATTCGACAGCCGGTCGGCCTCGACCAATTGCAGCTTGGTCCCGTAGATGTCGCCGGGATCGAGGCGCCAACGGCGCACGATGACAACGTCGCCCGATTCGAGCACGGCGCGAAACGCCAAGGCCTGCAGCTCGGACAGGCATTGAACGCGCGTAAAGTCGGCGGTGCGCGAGAAATGGCACCACTCGCGCGTAACGGTTTTTTCCCAGGCCTCGACGGCGACCTCGTGGAGGCCGAGCGCGTCGCCGTCCAGCTCGGGCTGCAGTTGCAGGCCATCGCCGACGACGTTGGTCACGACGGTCGCGATTGCGCCGGTCGCGATCGGCGTATTGCGCACCAGATCGCGCGAGCGCGTGCGCAGGGCAGGCAGGTCGGGAATCGTGTCGCTGTCCGCCGAGCCGGCGAACGGCCGCCACATCTTCGTCGGCCGGCGATCACGGGCACCGCCCGTGTAACCGCCCATGCCGATCATGGCGGACAGGCGGGCGCGCGCGTGCAGGCGTTCGAGCCCGCGCGTCGGATTCCACCACGCGACCAGATGGTCGACCGTAGTTAGAGCGGCGACGCCGCTTTGAAGCATCGCGCGCGCTTTCATCCGGGCACCACATAGCGAACACGGCGACGGCCGCCGGGCGTCATCGCCTCGACCTGTGCCTTCCAGTAGTTGATTTGCTGCCGTATCTCGGCGGCGTCGGCGCGCACCAGATGCCGGCGACCACCGCCGCCGGTGTCGATGTCGTATTCCTGGCCGCTGGCGACAGCGCTTGACGCCGCCAGCCAGGCGGCGAGCTGTGCCTGCGCTTGCACTAGCGTAATCGCGCCCATCAAATCCCTCGACTCAAGATGCGACGGCCGCGCGGCTTGGTCGCTTGCGGTGCGGGCGGCGGTCGTGTGCCGCCGTGCATGAGGTCCTCAAGATCGCCTTGCGCCGGGTTGACCAGCGTCTCGCGCTCGGTTTCGAGCCTCGACCAAATTGCATCGGGCAGGCCGCGCACGCCCCACTTGGTGGCGGCGGCTTCGGCTTGGTTCATGGTGTCAAGCGGCTCGTTTGCCTGCTGCGGGTCTTTGGTCCAGCGCCAGACCGTGAAGCCGTGCCGCTTTTCCGGCGTGCGCCGTTCGGCGGTGAGGCCGCGAAAAAACTCGTCGTCGAGGCCGCGCGGCAGTCCCACAAAGCCAGGCTTGATTGGATCTTCCTTTGCGAGGTCGCGATAGAGCGCCATTTTCATGATGCTGGCGCCGAAGTTGTAGAACCTGCCCGCCCATTTCAGCAGCTTGCCGGTGCGGTCGTTTCGCTCTTTCTTGACGCGCGCGAGCCGCGGCGCCGTGTCCTCGCCGCGCCCGCGGACCATGATCAGCTTGGAGCGCGGATGCCGCTTGGCCCACGCCCAGACATCTTCCGTCCAGGCGTTGCCGTCGATGCCGGCGAGGTCAGCGCCGACGCGCCGGCCGGCGCTGTTGCGCCAAGTCTCCACCAACAGCCCGTCGAGGCTCTCGCGGCAATCCGGCTCTGCAATGTGGCCGCGCACGACGCCGTAGTCGATGACCCATCGGCGAAACTCGCGGCCCCAGCCGACGAGCTGCCACTCGACCCGGTCGGACTGGCAGTCGATGCCGAGCGTAAGCACGAGCGCGCCGGCGGGCACCTCGCCCTTGGCATAATCGGAATTCGCGGCGCGGTCCCGTAACCCTTCCCAAGGCGGTGCCTCGCCCTGCGCCTTGTAAGCGACGCCGGCGGTGTCGTTTAGAAACGTCTGCTCGGCGGCACTGTCGCCCTTCGCCTTGAGCCATTCCTGCGCGATACGCGCCCATGACTGCAAATAGCTGTAGGCCGACCAAATCCAGAATGACCGATGCGTGCGCGCCGCGGATGGATTGTGCGCGCGCCATTCAAGGCGGCCGAGCATTGCCGGCCGGTGGTGCTCCTCGATGACGGCGCCGCATTCGACGCAAGAAAAGTGCGCCTCGTCCGGCCGGTCGGAGTCGAGCCCGGCCAGCATGTTCGCCCATTCCAGCACCTGCATGTGATCGCAGTGCGGGCAGGGAACGTAAGGGTGCTCTTGGCTACCGGCCTCGAATGACTTGGTGATCCTGCAGCCCGGCAGCACCAGCGGCGTGCCGAGCTTCAGGACCTTGGCGAACTCATGCGCGCGCGATCGGTTATCGGCTTGCTGCTCGGGATCGCCGGCAGCATTCATCTCCCATTTGCTCAGGTCATCCTGCACCTGGCGGCGCATGGTGACCTGCGAAAGCGAGGCTGGCGAGTTTGCGCCGGAAATCAGAATTGCGCCGAGGCCGTCGCCGCGTTCCTTGTACAGGACCGAGTCCGCACCGTCGCGCGAGCGCTGCGGAAACAGCTTGGCCAGCGCGGCGGTCCCGCGCAGCAATGGCGCGAGCTTAAGTTTCGACCACCGGCGCGCGTTGTCCTCGGTCGGATGCGTGACCAGGATGTCGGCCGGGTCCATCGCCAGCGAGCCGGCGACAAAGATGTTACCGGCGGCAGTCTTGCCGATCTGCGCCGAGGATTCGATCGTAACCACGCGGCAAGGGTCGTCTGGCGAGAGCGCGCGCAACGGCTCGTCGAAATACGGAAACATGGTCCGATTGTACGGACCTGGAAACGGTGACTCGCGCTCGGTAAACGCGATATTGCTCTCAGCCCATCGCACATAATCGACGGGCGGCGGCGGCTCGAGCGCGAGCGCGGCGGCGTCAAGCGCCAAGCGTTCGGCGTTCGCGGTCTTGATCTGCATGGGCGTAGGGCCGGCGGCTCAAAGTGTTCGTTGTACGCCGGTGCGCAGGAAATCGATTGTGTTAGGAACCTGACTCTGGGCGCGTAATTTCCGCTTGGAGTGAATCGTAAGCCGGAATACAAGCGGATATGCTAAGTCAAAAAGATCAAGCTGTTGAGTTCCGGAAGCGGGGCGCCGAGTGCTTAGAAGTGGCAGCGCGAATGTCTTTAAAGGCCGATAAGAAGCGAATGACGGAAGCGGCGGAACAGTGGCTTGAACTGGCGAGGCGTGCCGATCCAGAAATATGGGCGCCAGACGACCCAAAGACCCCGCTTAGGTAGTTTGCCCCGGAAAGGCGCTGGTGGTGAAGCTTTAAGCAGCCGTATTCATAAACCAGGGGCCCACTTGGATACGCACTTCCCAAGTTATATATAATCAGTACCACCGGCAACGATCATCGGGCGTCGGTGGCTGAGCGATGCGACTGCGCTCCCGCCTTAGGCAGGGAGAGCACATGTCCAACCTCAGCAATACGACCAATCATTTTTTATCAACTTTATCAGCTGACGATCTTCAGAAAATTCAACCGCACCTCACCTCCGTAGACTTGAAGCACGGCGAAACGCTCCACCATCAACTTGAGCCCATATCTCACGTCTACTTTCCCCTGCAAGGCGTGGTTTCCCTCGTCGTTGACATGAGCGAAGGCGGGTCGGTTGAAGCGGGCATGATCGGGGTCAGTGGAACTGTGGGTGGTGGCAGTGCTCTCGATGGCCCCCTTGCGCTTAACCACGCGATTGTTCAGGTCGAGGGATCAGCTCAAAGGATACCCGCTGAACTACTAAAGCAGTTCGCTGACGGCAGCCGCGGCCTCCGTCGTGCGCTGTTTCTGCGAGAACAGGTGATTAGCGCGCACGCCCAACAAGTGGCTGCCTGCAATGCCCTCCACGAGTTAGAGCAACGACTAGCTCGCTGGCTGCTTCAGGTGCGCGACCTAGTTCAAAGGAACAATTTCAATCTGACGCAAGAGTTTTTAGCGCAAATGCTCGGCGTGAACCGGACCAGCGTGACCCTCGTCGCAAAGCATCTTCAAGCTGCTGGACTCATCACATACCGCCGCGGGCGGATTGAACTCTTGGATATAGAAGGTCTGCAAGACACGGTTTGCGAGTGCTACGGTGCCATAAATGGGTACTACCGTACCCTTACAGGATGGCAGCCTGGGCCGTGAAAAACAATGGGTTTTGAGTCGGACGTTCGACAGACACCGCCGCTTCTACTTAATAGGTTCTGCACCGCCACCGACATGTTCCACTAGCCGTGCGGCAATCAGCACACGGACAGCGCGCGCTGTTCCCGCCGGCGTAGGAAAGGAAGGAGAGAGACATGCCTACGATTCTTCCATTTCTGCGGCGAGATGGCGCTTTTGGCCCCGAAGAAATTAAGGCCATGTCGATGGCCCTCGATGAGGTGTGTAAGGAGCTGCATCTTAACGGCGACTGCGTGGCGAGGGAAACCATTGCCATCCGCCTCCTCGAGCTTGCTAAACGAGGAGAATGCAGTCCGACCAACTTACGCGACCGCTTGCTTCTGGAAGCAAACGGCGGCACTCGCTGCTAGGTCCGCGCGTTTCTCAGGCGTAGCTGTTCAGGCACATTCTAGTGCTCAGAATAGAAGACACGCCGTAGTTGCCGCTCGATCTCTCGAACGGGCGCTCGTCTGAGAATCTCTCTCTCATCGTCCATCGACGATAACGCTTCACGGGCTTACATGTTGCTATGTCAGGCACGGGACATAGCTTAACCCGAACTCCTGCCGTCAGGCGGTACGTGCTCCGACTCCTCATCACGCAACTCGAATGTAACAGTCGCCGGCAGTTCGGCTGACTGCCGGCGCACCGTCTCGGCCATGGTGGCTCGCACCTTGCGGAATTCACCGCGCAAGAGGTGCAAGGCGTCCCGTTGCGGAATCCTGAACCTCGCCGCAAATGCGGTGGCGATTTCTGAAAGGCCACCCTCAACGCCGGCAACCATCGCGGCGGCGAGCTTCCCGAATGCTCGGCTGATGTCCTCGCTCGCGCAGATGGTGCCGGCGGCGAGCGCCTCCTCGCGCCGCGCGAGCCGATTGGCGCGCTGGAGCTGTTCGAGCCGCTCACGTTGGATGCGGTCCGCAATAGATTCTACCGCCGGGGCCGACGGCGGGTAGTCGATGCCGTCGGCCCCCTCAGACTCCACGAGGGCGGGGGGTATGGCGAGATTCGTCAGCAGTCCATTGCCGCCGCGCTGGTCGATATCGAGCGACCGATTGAGCTGCGCGAGCGCAACGCGAACTTTGATACGCGCCGATCGGCCTTCGCCGTCGAGCGCGGCGGCGGTGATCTTGCCTTCATCGATCCATTGCGTGACACGGCCCGGCGTTACATTGGTACGCCGTGCGAACTCGCTCTTGGATTCGATGATCTCGCCGTCTTTTTCGGCGATGTCGTTCACGTTCACGGCCCCGATTTTAGCCCGCTCTTTAGGCTGGCCAGTTCTGAATTTTAGGCTCGCAGAATCAGCTGTGACTGGACAACCCTCGGGGTCCGAATTACTCGCCCGCTCTCGTTTTGCAGAAGGACCCGGAGAGTCTTTTGCTTTTCCCGAATTAGTTTTTCGGTCCGAAGCGCTGCCATGCCTCGATGGCACGAGGCACTAGGCGCTCGTTGAATGCCTGCCGTGCCCTCTCATAGAACGGATAAACCTTCCGATAGCGGGGCGGAATAACGAACATCACAATCGGTGTGATGAATTTCGCGCCCGGCTTCCGGTAGTAGATGCCGTCGGGTGCGGTGTTCCCGCGCAGGACGAAATAGCTTGCACCACCACGCCGAGCGCGTCTCTTGGTACTGCGCTCGGTCTGATTCTGCATGGGGTCGGAAGATGCCTTCACCTGCGAAAGGATTTGGCTAATCAGCGATCCACGCATGTTGCCATTTGCATCGAGCTTTACACCTCTCCCTGGGACGCAATATTCATCCTGGTCGAGAATGCCAGCGCGTTGCAATGCCAGCTCGTGAGACTTGTTGCGCCGAGGTCCGCCCTCGACGTTCGGGCCTAGATACTTCCACGCCGGCGTGCCTCCGAAGTCTTTGAAGTCGACAACGGCCTGCAGATCGGTCTTGGTCGCAGGCTTGAGCCGCAACGCATTCAACGTGTAGCGGGTCGGCCTATCAAAGACGGACCGCATGAGCGCAATTTCCTCAGCCTTGATATCCTGGCCGGTCTTGGTCATCGCATATGCGAGAACCATCGGCGCGCGCTCGGCCCGAAAATTCTTCAGGGCGCGAATGACCGCGGATGCGTCGACCTTGAACGTTGCGACCATCCGTCACTCACTTGCATCACGCTGGCCCCCAATCCATCCCGCCTCGGAAGCGGACCTCAGCAATGCCTCAATACCGCGAATGTTGAGGTTTTCCGTTTCCATCTTAGTGATCATGTAATCGACCTTCGGTCCTTGTCTCCAATTGTCGAAAACACGATCCCGCTTGTTCACAAGCTCGATAGCACGATCCCGATCGTTCATTACGCCCCCCGGTCCCGCAACCTGTCGGCTCCGTCAAACTATCCCTGGTTGCCATTGAGGAAAAGACAGACCTGCTGACCTAGGGGCCTCGCGCTCGCTCGGGTCACCCCTGCGAGGTGCGAGGCGCCCATGTCGGTGACGAAATAAGTTGCGGCGTCGCCCGCCGCGATGCTTTCGGCTTGTCGCCGGTTGTCGCGTAACGTCCCAAAGCTTGGGACGACTTTTTGTGCATAGGGGCCGGCGGGTACGAAAGCCGCCTTAACTCCCCGGAAGCATCGTTCCCGCTGTTCGTCCACCGTGCGACTTACGGTCAGACACGCTCGCGGGGCTCGCACAAAAACTTTTGCACGGCCGATATTTGCCGCTCGGCCGCCTTGGCAGATTTCCTTGGCCGGGGCGGTTACATGGCACAACCTCTTGCGTGAGAAATGCGAAGCCCCGCGGTTTTTGCCGCGGGGCTTTCCTCACTTCCGGTCGGTGGCGTCTGCCCACCTCACCGTGACGAACCTATAGCAAGAGGTTTTGGCCCCACGCAACAAATGGGACTCAAAACTTTTTCAGGCCGCCGCTGGTACGGCTTGGCCGAGGCGGTAGCGCACTGGCCGCGCGGCGCGTGGGCGATGCATTGCCA